GGTCGTCGATCCAGTGTTTGTTGAGATGTTGAAAGACGAAGACAGCCGCTTGTTGAACTCTGACTTCGGTGGTTCCGGTCTGCAAAACGGTCTGGTCATCAACAACCTGCATGGCTTCCGTATCTACGTGTCGAACAACCTGCCTAAGATTGGTACTGGTCCCGGTACCGCTGGTACTGCTAACCAGAACACCAACTTCGGTGTGTTGGTTGCTGGTCAAGACGCTGCTGTGGCAACCGCTCAGCAGATCAACAAGACTGAAACCTACCGCGATCCTGACAGCTTTGCTGACATCGTGCGTGGTATGCACTTGTATGGTCGAAAAATCCTTCGCCCCGAAGCTATCGTTACTGCAAAGTACAACGTTGCTTAAATGAAACAGGGGAGGCTCACAAGGCTTCCCCTTTTCCACATAACTCTTAAAGGAAATCTAAAATGGCTAACCTCTCTCAAACCGTTGCTAAGCTGCCCCGTCTGGTGGAAGCTACTGTGACATTGCCTACCGCTTCCGGTACTGTTACCGCTATCTCGTTGCCTGCAAACAGCCTCGTGCTGGCTGCTGGTGTTGTGACCACTGTGGCCCTCGCTGGCTCCACTGGCTACACCATTGACCTGAGCGTTGACTCTGCTGACGTGGTGTCTGCTTTGGACATTCAAGCCGCTACCGTTGGTGCTATCACCACCGAAGCTGCTGTGCCTACTCCTGTTGTTGCTGCTAACACATTGGACGTGGTTGCTACCGTCACTGGTACTGCTACTGCTGGTGCCGTTCGTGTGTGGGCTTTGATGTTGGATATGTCCACCATCCCCGCAGCCGACGAAGTTGACCGCGACCAGTTGGCCTAATCTTTTAGTCTGACCTAAGGGGGAGGGTCTTTAACGAGGCTCTCCCTTTTGTTGTTTGAAATATACAGGAACATATCATGGCTATCACATCTGCACTCTGCACCAGCTTCAAGAAAGAATTGTTGGAGCGTAAGCACGACTTCAATGCCACCAGCGGTCACACCTTCAAGATTGCTTTGTACACATCGTCAGCATCGCTTGATGCTGCTACTACCGCATACACTACCAGTAACGAAGTTGTTGGTACAGGCTACACAGCAGGTGGTATTGCATTGACAAACATTGACCCCACATCATCGGGCACTACAGCTTTTGTAGACTTTGCTGATGCGACATGGCCCAGCGCCACAATCACCGCCGCTGGTGCTGTCATCTATAACACCACCACTGATGGTGGGTCTGGTACAACTAACGCTGTTGCTGTCATCTCTTTTGGTGGTGACAAGACTTCAACGAACGGTGACTTCGTTGTGCAATTCCCCGCAGCAGACGCTTCCAACGCAATTATTCGTTTGGCATAAGGTTGCATAAATGGCAACAACAACACGCTCTGGCGGCATATACGGCTTAGGTGTCTATGGCACCAGTCGTTATGGTGTCAGCAATGTTACATACGTACCAGACGGTGTTGTCTCTGTAGCCACTTCTGACAGTGGCGTTGTCATTGAAGCTGATGCCAACCATGTTGTTGTAAGCCTTGTCAGTCCTGCCTCTGTAGGTAGTGTTGGTATTGTGGGTGTTGCAGTTACTAATGTTGTTGGTGTTGTTGCCACAGGCTTTGTTGGTAATGTATCTCTATCGCTTGGTTGTAAATTTACTGTAAGTGGTGTAGCTGCTACAGGCGCTGTAGGTAGTGTCATTGTTGAAGCTGATGCCTCTACACCGATTGCTGGTGTAGCTACCACAGGCGTTGTCGGTACAACAACAGTCGTTGCCAATTCGACAACACTCATCACAGGTGTTCAGGCTGTTGCATCCATTGGTACTGTTGATGTTCGCTCGATTAACCGAATCCCCGTAGATGGTTTAGTTGTTGCATGCTCAGTTGGTTCTGTAACAGTTACTGCTGACTCTAACATTGCTATTGTTACAGACGAAATTGTTGTTACACTAGGCGATGTTATTGCTAAAGCATCATCGCTTGTTATCGCAGGTGGTGTGGTCGCTACAGGTGTTGTTGGTAACATTTCGATTGCTGAGAATGCTAGACCAACCTTTGATGGTGTAAGCGCTACTTGCTCTCTTGGTGATGTGTCTGTTTCTGCAACGGTGTTTAACTATGACGCTGTTGCTTCTTTGTATGATAGAACTAGAACAATATATGTAGCTCGGAAGTCAAGCAGCAAAGAGAGAACTGTAGATGTTGCCGCACAGTCCCGTGTTGTGTACATAGAAGCTAAGTCTACACCAGCGACACGTACTTATGATGTGTCGTCGGAAGACAGAAAAGCGTACACGTATAGAAAGACTAGCTCTTCTGACAGAGCGGTATTGGTAGCTTAAAGAATGTTAGAGGAAATATATGTCGTTTAAATGGCCTCCGAAAGATAAAGATGAATTGCTAGACTACAGTGTAGACTGGTCTAGGTTCTTAGGCACTGCCACTATCAGTAGCATCACTTGGTTCGTTGACGATGCAACTGGTACAAAGACTGCGATCACCGCTGGTAATACAGTTAATGGTATTCAGAACGTTTCTCAAACCGTTAGCGGTAGTGTAGCCACCATCAACCTTGGTCTTGGTACAGCCAACTACGACTATAAGTTCACATGCCGTATGCAAGACAGTACAGGTAGTATTGCTGAGCGAGTCATTCGCTTGAAGATAAAGGAACAATAATATGGCATACGATTATATCGGCCTCGTTAATGAAGTGAATCGTCGCCTTAATGAAGTTGAACTCACCTCGGGTACTTTTCCGTCAGCTAAGGGTTTCTACTCCCAAGTCAAAGACAGCGTTAATGCTTCGTTGCGTGACATTTCGCAGACAACATATGAGTGGCCTTTCAATCATGTAATTGCTGAAGAAACTCTCACAGCGGGAACAACAAGATATGCTTTTCCTAATGATGCGGGGTCGATTGATTTCGATACCTTTCGCGTCAAGGAAAGCTCTACACTGGGTAATGACACCATTAAGTTGGAAGTTGTTTCCTACGAAGACTATTTAGAAAACTCTGTTGATCAAGAGTATGGTGATAATACTTCTAAGCGTGAAGTTCCTGCTGCTGTGTTTCAAACTACAAGCTTGGAATGGGGCATCACACCACCACCAGATCAAGACTATGAAATCGTCTACGAATACTTCCGTGTCCCTGTAGACCTGCAAAGCGCTACAGATGTTCCGTCTGTTCCAGAGCGTTTCCGTCATGTCATTATCGACGGTGCCATGTATCACGCTTATATGTTTCGTAGCAATGAACAAGCTGCCAACCTTGCTAAGGCCAAGTTTGAAGAAGGCTTAAAACGTATGCGTACCATCTTGGTCAATCGTTATACGTACATGCGATCTACTGCCATCATTCAATCTGGTGGTGGTTATAATGCTTTCGGTAGCCGGGTGCGATAATGGCTGACGGACTACAGACATATCCGTTTGAGTTCCGTGGTGGACTCATCTCTAACCTTTCACCACTCCAGCACGGCACACAGGCTCCCGGTAGCGCTCGTCTGCTTAAGAACTTTGAGCCATCCGTTGACGGTGGCTATAAGCGCATTGAAGGCTACGATAAATATTCTAGCTCGTTTGTGCCAGCATACGGCACATCACGAGTGCAGGGGTCAGCACAGACTGGTACAACCCTTGTTCTTGCTAACATCTACACAGCACCCTCTGAGGGAGACACATTCACCATTGCTGGTGTCACTGGTGTGTACACAATCGCTGTTGGTGGTGTGTCGTTTAGTAGCGCAAACAAGCAAGTGACATTGACATTGACTTCCGCATTAGCGTCTAGTCCAGCCGATAAAGCCGTTGTCACCTTTGGTAATCATGCAGGTACAATCAAAGGTATTGTTGCTTGGAATGAAACAGTGTTGTCCTATCGCAACTCTGACATCTATACAACCACTGGTACTACTCACACCAAGATAAATGTACCAGCGTATGGCACAGTGTTGGTTAATGGTGGTAGTCAGACTGGCACTACTTTGAACGTAGACGGTTTGACAGGTACTCCACAGATCGGTGACACATTCTCCATTGCTGGTATTGAGAAGGTGTATACGGTATTAGCTGTACCAACAGTTACTTCTGGCGCAGCTTCCTTGTCTATAAACCCTGCGTTGGCTTCTAGCCCTGCCGACAATGCTGCGTTGACAATGTTGTCGTGTGACAGGAGCGGTGGCGGTAAGCTTCGCTTTGCTAAGTATAGAATAAACAACGTTGACAAAGTAATGGGTGTTGATGGATTTAATCCTCCATTTGTTTGGAACGGTACAACGTTCACTGAACTTACATCTGCACCGTCCGATGTTATTGGTGCAAGCTACATCACTTACCATAAGAATCAAATGTTCTTCGCTAAAGGTGATGTCTTGATATTTACGTCACCTTATACCGACAATGATTTTAATCCAGCGAATGGTTCTGGTGTCATTGCGATCAATGGTCTTATCACAGGCATCATTCCTTTCCGTGAAGCTCTCATCATCTTCACAGACAAGACAATCTCTCAACTTGTTGGTAACACATTACAGGACTTTGTATTGCAACCTGTGACAACTAAGGTGGGTTGTGTTGCTCCCGATACTATTCAAGAGATTGGCGGCGATGTCATCTTCCTTGGCCCTGAAGGTCTGCGATTGTTTGGCGCTACAGATCGTGTTGGTGACTTCAACATGGGTGTGGTGTCAAAGCCTATTCAGAATGAAATGACCAGCCTGATTGGTTCAAGCAGTAGCTTTGCTAGTTGTGTCATTAAGCAGAAGTCACAGTATCGAATCTTTGGTTACAACTCAAGCGGTGAATCTACAGCGAACGCCAAAGGTGTTCTTGGCACACAAGTTGTTGGTGATAACACAAGCAACATGGCGTGGGCTGAGACACTCGGTATCAAAGCTTATGTTGTTGATAGTGATTATGAGAATCAAACAGAGACAGTGGTGTTTGCTCACGATGACGGATATGTGTATCAGATGGAGAGCGGTAATAGCTTTGATGGCTCCAACATCATTGCATCATTTGCTACACCTTTTGTTTCAATTAACGATCCACGTATTCGCAAAACGTTCTATAAACTATTTCTCTACACGGACCCTCAAGGTGGCGTGACAACCTCCGTCAACCTGAAGCTAGACTTTGACACACAAGGCAGTATTCAACCAGACACTATTCAGTTGTCCAACGAGGCAGGCGCTGTTGGTTTCTATGGAGCATCTGGTGCTCGGTATGGCACTACCGTTTTCGGGAGTAAGTTGGTAAAGCAGTTTGAGACTCAAGTGATTGGGTCGGCTTTTAGCGTGTCGCTGCAATTTGTATCGGATGGTCAAAACCCTCCGTTCAGTTTGGATGCAGCAACTTTGGAATATGCAACACATGACAGACGTTAAAGCTTTACAGCTTTGATGTTTCGGTTATAACTACACACACTAGACAGGAACTATTATGGCAGGATATACACGAGTCGATACAAGTAACAACATTGCTGACGGTAACGTCATCTCTGCTGCTGACCTCGACAATGAATTTGATGGCGTACAAGCTGCATTCAATGCCAGCACAGGTCACACCCACGGTGGCGGTGTCGGTGAAGGCGCTCCCATTACAAAGCTTGGTCCAACCAATGATGTCACAATCAGTGCTACGTTGTTGGCTCCAAAGACCACCAACACTGTTGACATCGGTAGCTCTTCGCTGAAATACAAAGACTTGTATTTGGCTGGTAATGCTTCCATTGCTGGTACGTTGGGTATTGCAGGTGTTACTACTTTCACTGCACAACCTGTGTTGTCTTCGTTGACAGCTTCTCGTGCTGTGTTCACTGATGGCTCTAAGGGTCTGGTTAGTAATGCAATTACAGGCACAGGCAACGTTGTCATGTCTGCTGCACCAACTCTGACTGGCACTATCACGGCTGAAGCGCTTACATTGTCCGGTGCTGTCACCTTGTCTGGAGGCACAGCCAACGGCGTGGCCTACCTCAACGGCTCCAAAGTCCTGACCACTGGGTCTGCGCTGACGTTTGATGGGAATGAGCTTTACATTGCGGGCGCTTCTACAAGA